GCTATATTTAGAGGTACAGGGGGTAGTGGAGATGCAACTAATGATGCTTCAATCTCCGCCGTTACAGCCCTAACCATTCGTGCAGAGGATGCCCGTGACGCTGCTGCCTCTAGTGCTGGTGCTGCATCTACAAGCGCCTCAGCCGCCGCCGCTAGTGAAGCTGGTGTTGATTCTGACCGCGTAGATGCCGAAGCCGCAGCCTCAGCCGCTGCAACCTCTCAGACAGCCGCTGCGAGCTCTGCTACCGCTGCCGCTACCTCTGCCACCAATGCAGCTACAAGCGCGTCAGGAGCCTCTACAAGCGCTACAGCAGCCACTACAGCTAAGACAGCCGCTGAGACGGCTGAGACTAACGCTGAAACAGCTCAGACAGCGGCGGAAACCGCAGAGACGAATGCAGCCAGCTCAGCTTCTGCTGCTTCTACTTCAGCAACTAACGCAAGCAACAGCGCCTCTGCCGCTGCAACCTCTAACACCAATGCAGGTAACAGTGCGACCGCTGCTGCCTCTAGTGCCTCCGCTGCCTCTACAAGCGCCACTAATGCGGCTACCTCAGCAACAAACAGCGCCAACAGCGCCACTGCCTCTGCTAGTTCAGCGACAGATGCAGCCGCTTCAGCCGTAACAGCAGCTTCCTACATTCCTGACAACTCAGGCAACAGTGGTAAGTTCTTAACTACTGATGGCTCTGCTAACTCTTGGGCGGCTGTAGATGCCTTACCTAGTCAAACAGGTAACAACGGTAAGTATCTAACAACTGATGGCTCTGATGCTACTTGGGGTGTTTTAGATACAGATGCCAATACAACAACTAAAGGCTTGTACGAGAATGCGTCTGTTATTAGTTCTACTTACGCCATTACAGCAGGGAACAACGCTATGAGCGCTGGCCCCATTACAGTTAACAGTGGTATTTCTGTTACCGTCCCTACCGGCTCACGCTGGGTTATTAGTTAAGGTTTATATGTCAATTATATTAAATGGGACAACTGGCATTACAACGCCGGACATTGATTCAATAGCTGGATTTGATGGTGAAGATTTAACAGGTGATGTTGCTGCTGCACGTATTACTGGAGCATTAAACGCCACAGGCTCTGCACCTTTGTATGCTTGCAGGGCTTGGGTGAACTTCAACGGCACTGGAACGGTGGCTATTCGGGCTAGCGGGAACGTGTCGAGTATTACGGATAACGGGACTGGTGACTACACGGTTAACTTTGCTACTGCCATGCAAGATACAAATGGAGCAATTATGAATGGTAAAGCCAATCAAGTAAGTAATGCTGGGAACGCTACTGGTGTGTCTTTTAGTTCAACCTCTAGTTTTTCTATTGTAAATTATGAAAATGGGTCAAAGGTAGATGGGGCAAATCTTTATTTTGCAGTATTCAGCTAAAACCTATAAACCACGCAATCAACACAGCTAATTTTTAAAAGGAAAAATCATGGACAACAAACGAATTATCTTCTCAAATGACGAAGGCGGTGTCTCAATCATCGTCCCAGCACCCGGCGCAACCTTAGAGCAATGTCTCAAAGCAGTACCTACTGGTAAAGACTACAAAGTGGTAGATGTGGCTGATGTGCCCTCTGACCGAACATTCCGTAACGCATGGGAGATGAACTAATGATTACCGTTAACACAACCAAGGCTAAAGCAATTGCCCACGATGTACGCCGCGCTGCACGTTCAGCCGAGTTTGCACCATTGGATATCAAGGCCACTATTCCCTCAGAAGCCGTAGCAGCCGAAGAAGCCCGTGTAGTTATTCGTACTAAGTATGACGATATGCAAGGAGCCATCGATGCCGCAACAACTGCTGACGAGATTAAAGCTGCAATGCCATCTGGGGAGTAAGCTATGTCTAAAGTAGCGATAACCGGCAACGCCTCCGGCACAGGTGTTTTTACAGTAGCCAGCCCAAACAGCAATGTTGACCGAGTGCTCACGTTGCCTGATGAGACGGGTACGGTAGATACGTTGCAACGAAGTGGTAATGTGATTCAGGTGGTTAATTTCCAGACTGGTGCTTTCGCTACTGGGACTACTATTATTCCACACGACGACACTATCCCTCAGATAACCGAGGGTAACGAGTACATGACGCTGGCAATTACCCCCACCGATGTAAATAACATATTAATTATTCAGGTTAGCATTAGGGGGTCACTGACTAGTGCCAGCTACGTTATGGCTGCACTTTTCCAAGACGCTACAGCAGGTGCGTTAGCAGCATCAATGCAGGATATTAACGGAGGAAACTACCCCACGTCCGTAGAATTTACATACACTATGACAGCCGGAACCATTAGCGCCACTACCTTCAAGGTTCGTGCTGGCCCAGATACCGCTGCGACGTTCTATTTGAACGGTGCTGCTGCAACGCGAAGGTTTGGTGGTGTATCTTCATCCTCAATCACAATCACGGAGTACGCAACATGAATATCACAGCCAGCATCCTCCACCTAATCCCAGAAGCACAATTCGTGTGTTGGGAGAATGACTACACTCGTATAACTTGGAACGATACCAACACCAAGCCACTACCCTCACTGGCAGACCTTGAGCTTGCATGGCCTCTAGTACAAGCCAAAGAAGCCCAAGCCACCCTCAACGCAACCGCCCAAGCCTACCTAGCCTCAACAGACTGGATGGTGCTAAGGCAAGCGGACAGTGGCGAGGTTATGCCTAACAACATCAAAGACGCACGCGCTGCGGCTCGACTGGAGATTAAATAATGGCTGGCGATTTAACAATATCCACCATCAACGGTGGTGCAATAGGCGCTAAGAACGCCCTTATTAACGGTAACTTTGGCATCAACCAACGGGCTGTCTCAGGTACTGTTACGCTTTCTGCTGGTGCTTATGGACATGACCGCTTCAAGGCTGGTGCAAGTGGCTGTACGTACACCTTTGCAACAAGCAACAACATCACCACACTAACCATCACGGCTGGCTCTTTGATTCAAGTCATTGAGGGCATTAACTTACAGAGTGGCACATACACGCTGTCATGGACTGGTACGGCTCAAGGTAAGATTGGTGGCGGCTCTTATGCTGGCTCTGGTGTTACTGAAACTGTGACTGGTGGAACAAACCTAAACATTGAGTTCGACACTGGCACATTGTCGCTGGTTCAGCTAGAGGCCGGAAGCGTAGCAACCCCTTTTGAGCGTAGGCAGTATGGGCAGGAGTTGGCGTTGTGTCAGAGGTATTACTATAGAAATAATGTATCACAATACGCATACGTCACACCCGCGCAGCTTCATGGGGCTACTCAATACCGTACAAACATCCCTGTACCAGTGCCTCTACGCTCACTGCCATCAATTAGCTGGAGTGGGTTAGCTTTGTGGTATGGTTCTAGTTCTTTGTCAGCAGGCTTTACTGCAATGGATACGGGCTATCAAGTTAATAGCCCAAGCACAGGTAATAGTAATATAAATGTAAATATGACTCCCTCTTCTGCAGTACTGGGTGCCCTTAACATAGGAATGATAAGCGGGAATTCCGTAGGTGCTTCACAATTTATTGCATTTTCATCGGAGTTATAATGTATAAACTGACCAACACAAAATGTATAACCAGACTCATAGATAGTGTAGGCATCCCAAATGACCCCGCTAACACGGACTACGCCAACTACCTAATCTGGCTCTCAGAAGGCAACACGCCAGAGCCAGCCGACATTCCACCAGAGCCAACCTTCCAAGAGTTACGTGCCTCAGCATATCCTCCAGCGGCTGACTACTTAGACGCAATAGTAAAAGGCGACACAGCACAAGCGCAGGCATACATTGATGAATGTCTGGCAGTAAAGTCTAAGTATCCTAAATGACAGAAGTAACCCACAAAGAGATTTACGAGCGCCTAATAGAGGTTGAGGCCAAAGTAGACAAGCTGTCCGAAGATAGTAAAGAGGTAGTTGCGGCTTTTAATGCAGCCCAAGGAGCCTTCACTGTACTAGGGTGGTTAGCTTCAGCAGCGAAACCTATGTTGTGGATTGCAGGTGTATTGTCCGCATTCTCGTATATGATTAGTGAATATAGGATAAAGTAATGATTGCTGAACTCGCCATAGCCAACGCAGCCTTCGCTGTTATTAAGGAAACAATTAGCAATGGAGGTGACTTTATGGCGGCGGGTTCGCAGGTGATAGGTTATTTTAACAGTAAGGCTAAGTTACAACAAGACTTGAAGGCTAAGGGTAACAGTAGCGACTTAGAGGAATTCATGGCCTTAGCTACATTGAAGAAACAAGAACAAGAGTTAAAAGAGTTATTCATATATCAAGGTGCTCCGGGAATGTGGGACGAATGGTTACAATTCCAAGTAGAGGCGCGTAAGGGTAGAGAGAAGGCGGCGGCGCTTGCTCAGATAACTCACTTACGATTTAAACAGAAGGTTACAGATATAGTTAACATTGTTATGGCTGTCTTACTGGTGTCAACTGGTTTGTTTGCTGTTGTAGGGTTAGCTTGGGCAATATACACTAAAGGACAATTCTAATGCGAGATTTACCAGTACGTAACATGCGTAAGACGAAGAACAAGAAACCAAAGCCAACAAAGAAGTAAGGAACTAATATGCAAGACTTTAATTCATTTATACAAAGCCTACTTAGTAACCCTAATCCACAAGGCGGTATGATGGGTGGCGGCGGAAACCAACCTAATAGACAATTCTACGACCAAGCGGGTAATGATGCTTATTACCAGAACCCCTACCGTATGCAGGATTCTATTGACGCTGGTATGTTAAAGCGTAAAGAAGCTGATGCTGCGATGGCGGCGGCGATGGGTCAGCAGATGCCTCAAACTAATGGTGGTGGTGGTGATTTTGGAATGCAATTGTCGCCAGATCAGATAGCCTTCCTTGATGCTGAAACATTAGACGAACGGGGTGCGCGTATTCAAAACGACTTTGCTAAACTCTTTAACCCTATTCCATCATTAGTGGGTATGCTCTCAGGCCCAACTCGTGAAGGCCCTAACGCACCCGTGGTCGAGTCCAGCTCATACACTGCTGCTGCTAAAGCGGAACAAGCTCGTCAGCAAGAATTTAACAATAGTTTAATGGTTAGCGAAAACAGTAAACGTGCAGCCGCTCAAGCAGCTCAACAACAACAAGCAGCTCAACAAGAAGCAGCCGCTCAAGCAGCTATTCAAAGCCAAGCACAGGCATACTTTGCTGCTCAAAACACCAGTAGCGGGAATAACTCTAATGACAGTTATGGCGGTTATGGTGGCTTTAGTGGAAGTGACGCTGGTGGTGGTGGCTTTGGCCCTAGTTCTGCCGGTGGAATGTAATGAAACATTCAATAGGACTTAACCCTGTAGCGGCAACTCTTACAACCATCTTAACTGTCCCTGCTGGTTATAAAGCAAACGTAAGCACTTTGTTTATTAGTAATGCTACCGGAAACAACAAGCACTTTACAATCTATTGGCAACACGCTCACGATATTACACATAAGGTATATATTGTTACTGAAGCTATCGTAGCGCCTAATAGTTATATCCAATACACAGATAGTTTGGTTATGCAAGCAGGAGACTCTTTACACTTTAACTCAGAAGCCGGTTCAGAGCCTTCTGTTATTGCCTCGTTTGACCTATATAAAGAAACCCCTATAGCCTTTTTTGGCAACGAATAATGCTTGACATTTTAGCACAACTGTGGTATAATAGCAACAAAGGAACTTAAATGACATACTTAGAACTTGTTAATGCAGTGATGCGCCGTATAAGAGAAAGTGAAGTTGATTCAGTGCAAGGCGCTGGTAACACAAACTCTTATGCCCGTCTCATTGGTGACTTTGTTAATGATGCAAAGAACGAAGTTGAGAACTCTTGGAACTGGAGTGCGCTACGCTCTACGTTAACATTAACTACCACCGCCGGTATCTTTAACTACGAGTTGAATGGTGCTCAGAATAACTTTGCTGTATTAGACATCTACAATGATACTAGCAATCTTGAGATGCACTATAAGGATAGTAAGTGGTTTAACCGCGAGTTCTTGATGGCAACACCACAGACAGGCGCTCCTTACTACTACAACTTTAACGGTGTATCAACCGACAGAGATACGCAGGTAGACATCTACCCAATCCCTGACGCTGTATATGACCTCCGCTTTAACTTGTCATTACGTAACCTACCTCTTGACGCTGATGCCGATACCACTGTTCTTCCTACCCGTCCTATCATATTGTTAGCGACAGCAATGGCGATTGAAGAGCGTGGTGAAGATGGTGGTAAGCAAAGCATCAATGCCTACGCTGCAAGTCAAAGTTCCTTAGCGGATGAAATCTCTTATGATGCCGCTCGCCACCCTGAAGATGTTATTTGGTATAGTGTATGAAAGAACTCCAATCTCTATCCGTTGTTTCTCCCGGCTTCTTTGGGTTAAACACACAAGAGAGTGGTATTACGTTGTCCCCTAACTTTGCTCAACTGACCGACAATGTTATTATAGACAAGTTTGGTCGGTTAGGCTCACGTAAGGGTTGGGCAATGAAGACAACCACAGGTGTAGATACCCTTGCCGGTGCTACTGTTGACTTTATGATGGAGCATGTGAACGCTGATAACTCTTCTGTTATCTTGTCCGGCTCTGTTAATAAGATATTTAAAGATGGTGTTGATGCCGTACTGACAGACGTAACACCAGCAGGGTACACGATATCCGCTGATGGATGGAAGGGTGCTTCACTTAACGATAAGTCAATGTTGTGTCAAGTAGGTCACGAGCCTCTAATCTACTCAGAGGCAGCGTCACCAGCCACAAAGACCTTAGCAGTCCACACAAGCACAACAGCCTCCTTTGGTACTAGCTACCCTCGTGATGTTATAGCCGCTTACGGTCGGTTCTGGGCGCATGACGGTAAAACAATCTACTGGTCTACGGACATAGCAGACACAGCATTTCCAGCCTTTGCAGCGGGGTCTAGCGGCTCTTTAAACATAGCCTCTGTACTACCTAACAACGTCGACACTATAGTCGCTCTAGCCTCTCACAATGGCTTCTTAATCATCTTCTGTGAGGATAACATTGTTATCTATAAAGGTGCAGAGAATGTCTTAGATGCCTTTTCCCTTAGTGATGTTATAACAGGTGTTGGTTGCGTTGCTCGTGACTCGTTAGCCTACACTGGTGGCGACCTCATCTTCTTGAGCGACACTGGTGTTCGTAGCTTAGGTCGTGTTATTCAAGAGAAGTCATTGCCTATGCGTGACTTGACTAAGAATGTGCGTGATGACCTCTTAAAAGACATAACACAAGAGCGTGTAACCAATAGCGGCTTGAGTAAAGTTAAAGCTGTTTACTCTGAGATATATGCCTTCTATCTTATATCTTTCCCTGCAACGTCTACCATCTATTGTTTAGATATGCGCCAGCCATTAGAAGATGGCAGTGCTCGTATAACTCAATGGAATGCATATCAAGCAACTTCTCTACTGCGTATGCGTGATCGTAGGTTATTAGTAGGTAAGACTAACGGGATTGGCTTATATTCAGGTAACTCAGACAACGGCTCTAGTTTCCGACTCCGTTACTTCTCTCACTACTTGGACATGCAAAGTCCTACACAACTGAAGATACTAAAGCAGATAAAGGCAACAGTTATTGGCGGTAGTAATCAATCCTTTATTATTAAGGCTGGTTTCGACTTCTCCGCTGCTACACGCTCTTATCCCTTCACCATCATTGATAGTGCAGTTGCTGAGTTTGGGATTGCTGAGTACGGCATCTCTGAGTATTCATTCGGTATTAACCTTGACTCTATTAAGAGTAGTGTAGGTGGTAGTGGTAATGTAATTCAGATTGGATTTGAGGCTGATGTTAACGGAAGTGAATTGTCCGTACAGAAGCTAGATATATTTGTTAAAACAGGAAGGACGAGTTAATGTCTAACTATTCAAAGAGTACAGACTTCGCGGCTAAGGATGATTTGTTAACCGGTAATGCTAATAAGATTATTAAAGGCACCGAGATTAACGATGAGTTTGACGCTATACTAACAGCAGTTAACAGTAAAGCTAACTCTAACAATGCAGCGCTGACGGGTACACCTGCTGCGCCTACAGCGGCTGCTAACACTGAGACTACACAGATAGCCACTACAGCCTTCGTTAAGGTTGCTAGAGAGGCATTGTACCCCGTAGGCTCTATCTACACCAACGCAACAGTAGCAACTAACCCCAGCACATTACTGGGCTTTGGTACATGGACAGCTTTTGGAGCTAGTCGTGTAATGGTCGGCTTTGATGCCAGTAACGCAGCTTATGACACACTAGGCGAAACAGGGGCTATCACCGCCGCTAGTGGTGCTACTTCAATTCTCACATATGTCACTGTATATATGTGGAAACGTACAGTTTAAGGATTTATTATGAGTTTGTTTGATTTTGCTAACTTAGCTGGTAATGTCTTTGGTGGAATGGCTGCTAGAGACGCTGGTCGAGAGTCGGCAGCGGCACAGATGGCGGCGGGACAACAAGCGGCAGCGGCTGCTGAGTTTAAACCCTATTCTATCACCTCTGGGTTTGGTACTGGTTATTTTGACACAGAGAATAACAGGGCAGGTTACGATATTGACCCTGTTCTAAAGGCTTTCCGTGACCAGTCATATGGGGGAGCTGCTGACTTCATGGGGCAAATTACCGCTGACCCTACACAAGCCGCACAGAACTACTATAACCAACAACAAGGTATTATGGCTGGTGGGCGTGAGGCTGAAGACATCGCCCTACGTCAGAATCAATTACAGAGTGGTCGTATTGGCTTAGGCTTATCGTCCAACGCTATGGGTGGCGGTGGCCCTGCTGGGATGGGTGGCGGGTATGTTAACCCAGATCAGTTCCAGCAACAGATGGCACGTAACATGGCAGACCAACAGTTGGCAGGTCAATCTACACAGTTGGCTCAAGCTGATATGGATAGAAATGTTGCTCGTGGTCAAGGTATGTTACAGACTGCTACTGGCTTAGAAAACATGGCAATGCAACCTCTGACAATTGGTGCGGATATTGGTAATAGAGCAGCGGTGGCTGGTGCTAATCAAGGTTCTTCATTGTTAGCTGGTGGTCAAGCGGCGGCTAATGCTAACTTCGCTGGTGGTTTAGGTATGTCAGGTATGTTCCAGAATATAGGCCAAGGTTTCGGTAACTATGGTGCTTATGGTAACACAGGCGCTCGTCCAATCAAATAAGGGGTAATAATGGCTAGTAATCTTTCAGGCTTATTCGGAGGTATGACCAAATCTCCAGAACAATATAGACAAGAATCTATTCAAGGTATGCGTGTATCACCGGCGCAAATGGGGCAACAGAGTTTGAACCAACAGTTGATTTCACAGATGTCTAATGTGGGCGCTAACATTGGTTCGTTGGCGGGTGGTATGATGGGCGGACAGACGCAACAGCAAGGAGATGACCAACGTGTTCAAGGGGTAATGCAAGGTTTGGATTTAACAAACCCTGAGAGTATAAGAGCGTCTTCTAAGCAGTTGTCAGATATGGGCTACACACAACAGGCTCAAGCTTTGGTGCAACAGGCTAATGAAGTCCAGCAGAAGAATTACGATATGGGTGTGATCTCAAATGCTCAGAAGTTACAACAAGCTATAACAGACATTCCAACAGACGCTACATATGAGCAACGCGCCTCCCAAGAAAAAGCTGCTATTAGAAAATTCGGAACAAACGCTCAAAAGGTTGCAATAACAGCCCAAGAAGGTACGGATAGTAAAGAGAAGAGTGCCGTTACAAACAGAGGTAAAGCACTTAAAACTGTGTTTGGTGATAATATGGATATAGAATCAGTTAATTCTATTGCTGTAAACGCTGGGCTGTTTGATAAAGTGATGGAAGATAGATTAAAATATCGTGATTTACCAACTGAAATTGTTACTAGTGCTGAAGGTGTCCGTTTAATAAACAGTAACACAGGCGCGGTGATTCAAAATTATGGGTTACCTCCAAAAGCAGCGAGCACCGAGGTTACAGTTACTACAGGTGACACAGGAATAGCAGCTTATGCAAAAAAGGTAGGTACTCAAGTAGCTAATAAAGATGTTAATTTAGTTATTTCTGCTGAAAAAGCACATAAGAACATGAATAAACTAGAAGAGACACTTACTTTACTTAAAAACTCTCCAAATCTACGCACAGGGATGGCAGCAGAATTACTTAAAAACGTTGACCGTGCTAAGGCTCAGTTCTTAAATGATAAAAAAGCAGGTATGCGAGTCACAGATACTGAATATTTGCAGTCTTTAACAGGCAAAGAAGTATTTCCTATGATTGGAGAACTAGGTATCGGTGCTAGAGGTATTGACACACCCGCTGAAAAAGAATTCTTGTTAGATGTCTTTACAGGCCGTATTCAACTGAGTAAAGAAACTCTAATTAGAATGGCAGAAAATCGTAAAAGCAATTTAGTAGATACTGTTACAGACTACAATGAGAAAGTTAATAGTGGTTATTATAACTCGTATGAAGAATCATTAAACCGCAAACTTCCTCTTCTTCCACTAGCAACTCCAACTGGAAATAACAACTTGGTTTATACTGACCCTGCTAAAGAAGCAATGTATCAAGAGTTTAAGTCTAAGAAAAGGAAATAACTAATGACTGAAGAAGAAGAATTTGAGTTTAGGTTGCGCTTAGAGCAGGAGCAAGGGCAAGATAGAAAGGAAGATAAAACAACCCCTCTACCAAGGGCAGAATCTTCGATTGAATCTGGCTTTTTAATGGGGTTGAAAGACCCTATAAGCGGAGGTGCTCAATTACTGCCAAGAGGACTTGAGCAGTTAACATCAGGGTTTGGTTACGCCCCTAATACTGTAAGCGACTTCTTTGGGAGTGAAGCGGCGCGTGTAGATCAAATGGTAAAAGCAGAAGAGGCTTCTTACCGACAGGCTA